ATGGAGTTGTCCAGTGTAGTACCACGGAGGAATGATGTAGACCAGAACGATACAGTCTCTTGTGCTTTGAGATTCTCGTACAACATCTCGAAAGAGTTGTCGTCAGGCATCTCAAACATATATTTTACCATATTCTTGTAAGGAATTTGATAAAGAGATGCCTTGTCTTCATGAGTGCCAGGAAGGAAACCAATCTCCCTCGTAGCAACTAGTGAACGTACAAGATATACTTTCTCGTATGGTGTGTACTCATTGAGTACATCCTTCAGTGCTAGATACAAAGCAACAAATGTTTTACCAGTACCAGCACAACCATAAGCAAATAGATTCTTACCCGCTTCGTAGGCATCAAACATTACTGTTTGATTCTCAGTCAACGGTTCGACCTTGAGGAGATAGTCCTCATTGATAGGCTTCTTCCTTCTCATCTGCTTGGCAGTCATCTTTGCTCCAGGAGCTTTGTTTCTTCCTCTAGGCATAAGTTACCACTCTACTTTTGAACCAGGCATGTTTGCCATTTTTTTCATGTGCTCACCCCAACCTGGGTGAGTCTTATTCATTTTGTTACGCCAGTCTCCGACTTCTCCGACACCAGCACAACCTTGTGACCAATCTTTGTCCCACTCAGGATTCTCATCCTTCCAGGTACAGTATTCTTTCATGGTCATGTGGAGAGTCTTAGTCTCCCCAGTTTCTTTATGTTTAACTGGATACGTCGGCATCTTCCTTCTCCTTTTTCATTATTTATTTGGTCCTAGATACAGTGTTTCCAAAGGTCTGATAGTAGTGTCCTCGGTAGTATTATACCACAACATTTTAGCAAATCCTAACGCTGTTCCACCATCATGTGCTATCGGATCGATGTATAAGTTTAACGAAGGAAACTCTTCACGACAATGATAGTTGTTAACACAGTTTAGAAAGTATCCTCCAGACAATACTAAGTTATCAGAAGGAAACTTTTCAATGATATCATGTATGTAAGAAATGGTATGCTTCCTAGTCTCTTGCTGTAACTTAGCAGCAAAGTCAAGTTGCTTCTCGAATGTATCAGCAGCGGTTAACTCTTTAAGGTACTGCTCGTTACTCAAAACGCCATCATGATACCAAGGAGTATCATCAGTGATGTTACCATAAGCTGCCATTCCCATGACCTTACCAGCATCTCTGCCAGCATTCATACCAAATCTATTAGCAGCAGTAGAAAACATAAACCCAGGACTACATGAGTCTGAGAAGATTGAATCCTCCTCAAATACAGGAGGACGATTTAGAGATAGATCACAGCAACTGTAGTGTTTTTTCTGTGGAGTAATGTCATTATATGTACAACGATAGCAAGACTCAATCTCTCTATGGTAGTAACCTTCTCTTGGGGTAGCACCAAATCCATCAATGACAATAGCATTTGCTTCCTCAAACCCAGAGTCATAGAAAGCATTGGCAGCATGATACTTATGATGAGTGTGAGCATCGTAGTGTAGTTCACCATACTCTAGTCCCCTAGTAACCTGCTCAATCCTTTCAGCATCAAACTGACCTCCGTAAGAAGCAATAGCAACATGATCTACAGGATGATCAACATAATATTTAATGTCAAATGTATTATCGATCAGACAATCCTTCTTACGGGTGTGTCTTTCTACCTCTGTATACCATTCAACTTCACCATCCTTAAGCAAACACAGAGAAGGATTATGGGATATGTTTACACCTAGTATGTACATACTGTTGCCTCTTCTGGTAAGTATAGATGATTAATATTAGAACGCTTGACAAGATCGATAGCTTCTTCTCTAGTCTCTACCATGACTTCACCACCAAGATTGAGGGAAGTATTAAACAGGAGTGGGACACCAGTGAGTTCATAGAAAGCTTCAATGAGTTCATAGTATCTTGGATTCTGATCTCTAGTTAAAGTCTGAATCCTACAAGTATTATCTCTATGAATAACTCCTGGGATCAGTGCTGCTTTCTCTTCCTTAACAGGAACAGCATACATCATGAAAGGAGAGGAATCAATATGAAACCAATCCTCAACATGGTCTGCCATGATAGTAGCAGCAAATGGTCTGTACCATTCACGTTGTTTAATTGTATTGATCCACTCCTTAGCATTAGGATCTCTGGGATCATAAAGCAAAGATCGATTGCCTAGTGCCCTCGGTCCTGCTTCAGCTTTACCTTGGAAGATAGCAACAGTATCACCTCCAGCAAGTTTGAGGGCAACTTCTTTATACATCACCACTCCAGTGCTTCAGCAACAATAGGGAACTGTTCCTTAAAGATATCACGACATGCCTCAGCAATAATCATGTGTTCTTTCTGTGTGCCATGAGCACTACGTAGATCGATGTAATGAATCCAACTGCGCACTGATCCCGACATGTAGATTTTTGTGGGCGTGGCGAGGGGAAGCACCATGCGGGCACACTCCTTGGCGATTCCTAGATCAAGCATCTGCTTGTAGATATCCATAGCAGATTCAAAGTGTCGTTGTACAACGATCTCTAGTTCTTGCTTGGTGAAAGCATCAACATCATCGATACTATTCTGACGGTTCTTAGTATCCTGCCGTCGAATATCAAAGAGAGGAATCTTATCTGCCAACATAGAACTGTCAGCATACCGTTGTGAAAATTCTTGATATGTAAACGAACGGTGGCGCAGTATTTGAGCTGCTATTGCCCTGGTGGTAGAGATCTCCAGGGTCATGAACGCTTGTTCAAATACAGACCAGTGGTTGTGCTTGATACAGTAACTAAGGAGTCCCGCTACCTTCGGATTCTCCTGGTTGTTCGGATTGCTGACTCTCGCTACGTACCCCATCGTCTTCTCCGCTTCTGGGGTCACTGAGATCAGTCTTACTGGTGAATCTGTCATCGATGTATCCGAATCCATAAAGTGAACGTTCTTTGGCATGTACTAGTTTACGAAGTTGTTTTGCCTGGTACAACTCCTTCTTGATCTTAGCATACTCTTCAGCATCATACAAGTCACCTCTCTCTACTGCTTGAGTGAGCCACTTAATGTATTGCTTGAGTGATCTTGGGTTATTAGTCTGGGTATCCATCGTCGTCTCCTTCATCGTAATTAAATCCAAATCTACTGGCGTCTTGCTGTAGTTCTAACTTTGGTCGGTAAGCCTCTGTGTCTGAGTAAACTTCCGACTTCAAACTGTCAACCAATAGCTCCAGGTTCTTAACGATCAACTTGAGTTTTTGTCTGTCCATATATGTGTACAGTTTTACAGATTATACACAAAAAAAGAGAGGGCGTCAACCCTCTCTTCCAATCTTCCAGTTTTTAGTGCCTCGGGATTTTAAATCTATCCACTTGGCATAATGTACACCACGATAAGTTAAAAATCCAAAGACTCTATCTGGATCGTGTTTATTTGGATCGTAATCTGGAAGGTCATATTCAAACTTGACCTTCAGCATTTACCTACCCCCTATGTAGAAGGAGTAGTTCTCCGTAAATCATACCAATGAATGCCACACAACCTAAGGACGTGAGTCCAACTACAGTTAGTGCTTCCATGGCAATCACTTGTTATAGGTATGACCACGATAGCAGAAAGTACCATGTACTTCCTCGCCTGTCTGCTGACACTCATAACGTACACCACGATAAGAGGTGTGAGTGATCTGAGCATCGTGAAGGGCAGCAGCTCTGTTGATCTGCTTCTTGATGATGTTAAGTGTGTTCATTGTAGGTCTCCTAAAGGATGGGATTTATAGCCCCGTTCCTTCAGTCGTTTGCGCCCCAGTAACACTCGGGTACAGATTCCTTTACGGTCTCTACTAGTTCGAGTTTGATCTCTGCTTCCATATGCTCATGCTTTTGAATCCTTAAGATTAAAGCATCGGCATCTGGACATGCCATTGATGAATACAATAGTAATTCAAACATGGGGTGAACGCTCCGTTCCGCGACTTACTTGCGTCTTATGTAAACGTTCCGTCACATTGACCTTCCACCTTTGTCTTGAGATACCCTATTAGATTCCACTTAGACCGTTGGTCTAGGTTGGGATCCATTTGAATCTCCACTCGACGTTGGAGGAACCTTTCACAACTCATGTGCCACCCGTAAGGATTGCCGTCATCATGATGGGCAAGGGTCAATGCCAGCAGTACGCTGAGCATAAGATGAACGATGGTAGTATTCTACCTTAATATATAGAGACTGTCAACTGTATCAACTGATACAGTTTATAATCTCTTAACATGAGTAACTCTGGGGTCGGAACACCCCAGTTCTTTAATTATATAGTCACAGGCTAAGCGTGGACGACCTGTTGTGCCACATGTATAAACGTCTACAGCACAAGAACCCTCTTCAGGCCAAGTGTGTATAGAGATGTGTGACTCTGCTAACAGTGCTACTGCTGTGATACCTTGAGGTTCAAACTTATGTGTCATTAAATTGAGCAGGGTCATCTTGCCTTCGATGACTGCCTGCTCAAACATTTCAACTATAAACTTTTCGTTGTTTAACTTCTCTACGTCACACCCGTAAAGGTTTAATAAAAAATGATCGCCCATTTATGCTGTCAAATAGAAACGGTCACGTTTACCGTTACCCACCACGATACGGTTACACTTTCTGACTTCAGCATAGTATCCACTCTCAATCAACTCTCTTGCTACTGGAGCAGCGTGACTGAAAGACCTGAAGAACTTAACTTCATCATACCATTCAGTAGAAATGGGTACGCCATTCTTATTGACCCTTCTTAGAGTTCTACTCTCTTCAGGATGACCCATTCGATAATATCTGATAGCGTAAGTATTATATGGTGTGCCGTTTCTGTCCATGTTTATTTTTTCGGTGGGTTCCAAAGTTTAGGATTAACTCGACCCTCTGTTTGGGTCATGTTCTTGAAGTCATGACGGTATTTATCCCAGTAGTCATCAAAAATATCTACTTGTTTAGCACCAGACACGATATCAAAATGTGTCATACCATCCTGTAGATACTCAACCATGAATGCTGTGTATGGAAGGGACCTGTCTTGTGCCATCGTAGGGTCACAGTCACGGTGAATGATCTTACAACCTTTCCCCATCAGGAACGACCTCCCCACTGGATTGTAGGGAATGCTTCCTCCACACACGCCTTGGTAATCTTATACTTCTTCTGGAGTTTCTTATCCTTAGCAAGGATAAGTACCATAGCTTCAGTTTCTTGTAGTCCTTCCAGCATCTGAATGAATAGAGACTCACGCTTTGATTGCTTGAGTGAACTAGATCCACCTTTGAAGAACAAGTATAGCTTACGATACTCATGCTCTAGTACAGTGTGCTCTGTGCCAGCAGGGGCATCGTTAGGTTCAAAAGGAACATCACCAGCAGGGAGCATAGAAACTACACTCTCATCATAATTAACAATCAGAATAGCCCTGAGAGCAGCGCTATTGTTTTGCTGTAGTAGTTTAATCTTTTGTGCTTTCGTCTTGGCATTGCTCACCTTTTGCAGCACTTCAGAAATTAGTAGTTTCATTTTGTAAAAGTAGTGGGTGTACGAAAGAAATATTTTTCCATTAGAGTGTTCAACTTATGTTTATGAAAATACTCCAAGGGTGGTTGCTTCTCATTATTATTTAGAGACTCATAGAGATCCATAATCTTGTCTTCAATCTCTTCAGGCACACAATCAAAGTCAATGAGTTGCTTGTTCCTTTGATAGTTAGACAGTGCTTCCTCTGTCTTACAGAACTGACCAGGACCTTCCTTTACCCACTTAGCAAGATTCTTTTGACTAATAGGTTTCTGTCTTACGCCAACAACAAAGGTGTCATCAGGCGAAAGATAATTAGGAATGCCATCAGACTTATCACCCTTAATAATATGCTCCTTAATAAAGGTGTAGGGATCATCATGGGTTACCTCCTTCTTCATGATTGGGTTGAATTGCTTCACACCAGGGTACTTCTGAAGTTGGATAAAGTCTTTGTCTCCTGAGAGAATCAGAACTTTCTGAGTGCCTTTGTTCTTACAAAGAGTAGAGATCACATCGTCTGCTTCTGCTCCGTGTACCTCTAATACTTTAAAGTGAAAGTGATCCCTGATTTCATCACGGATCTTATTCAAGACTTCAAAAATGCTAGACCAGTTGTGACTAGACTTCTCTCTGTCTTTCTTTCGATTTTGTTTGTAGTAGGGGAAGACTTCTTTCCTCCAGTAATGCTTACTGTCGTATGCTAGGACAACCTCGCCATACTCTTCCCCGTACTGTTGTTCATAAGAAAACAATGAAGACAAGACCATGTGTCGTGCCAAGTCTACATTAAGATCTTGATGTTTCAACTGGACCATCAGATTACTAATCATAATCTGATTCATGTCAATAATAATCATCATCCTCCTCTTCGTTGATGAATTTCACAGAATAAAGTTCTTCATTAATAACCATACCGTCTTCGTCATACATTTCAGGATGGAGCACGTCGTCTTTCGCTAGTACATTATACAGGAAATCGTTTGCTGTCCACCCAATCGTTACACCAACAACAAAAAACAATGCTGTGATCAACGTTGAGAAGACCAAAATTACGGGGGTTGCCATAGTAATACTCCTTAGTTACTATCTTCCTCCCAAGTAAATTCAAGCTTGAAGTTAAATTTCTTCTTTAGGAGGTGTACTTGATGATTGAATCTAAAACCCTTCGGGTCGGGTTCGGGCTCTTTTTTCTCCCTCCTGAGCATTAGCTCCACACCTTTATTTATCTTCAATTGCTGACTCATTTCTTCTTGGATGAAGAAATCATTCCACGTTCAACAAAGTATCGAACTGCTTGTGTGAGATCACCAATTGGTTTCTCGTCAATAACTAGTCGAGGAAAACTAGTATGGTCTGGGAAGTAAGATTGGAACTCTTCCATAGTGAGAGTTCTGCCAAGACGATACTCTTTGTACTCAAGTCCTACACGTTCCATGAGTTCTTTCATCTTGGTACAGTATCCACAACCATTTGTGGTAAAGATTTTGATGTCCATTGTAAGGCAACATTTGCTTCATCACTGTACCACACCACTCAATCGATGTCAAGATTGAATGAGATAGAGATTCGATCTTCATCGCTTTCATTTTCAGAAACATCATGTGGAATGAAAGCAGGGAACAATAGACATTCTCCTTCTGTTGGTTTTACCTTGGCAACACTAGGAGAAAGACAATAACTATTCATCTCATTTGGATTTCTAAAGAAAAAATCTCCAGAGTCTTCAGGAAAATTAATCCAGATCACTCCAGAAAGTAATGCTCCTGGATGAACATGAGTTTTATTGTAAGCACCAG